TTCATCTGGTTTCTTACCAGCATCCAAACAGTTCGCACAAGACATGATTGAAAAAGCAATCAAGGACGCTGACAAATAATCATAAAAACCTATTGACTTTGTAAGTCACTTATGTTAATATATAAAGAGTGTGTAAAAGCACTCTTTTTTATTGTCCAACTTATAGGAGATTTATATGTCAATTGACGCAATTAACGAAGAAGAAAAAGCAAAACTCATTCAATTAGTGAACGAAGGTTGTTTAGTTCTACAAGAATGTGAAGACCTGAAAGGTGGATTACGTGATACTGTAAGAGCAATTGCTGAAGAAATCGATGTTAAACCATCAGTATTGAACAAAGCAATATCTGTGGCACACAAAGCCAAATTAGCAGAGACTCGTGCCGACTTTGAAGATATGGAAACTATCCTAGAAACAGTAGGTCGCACTCTTTGAGTTATGTAGATGCTTTCTACAACAAAGACAAAGACATTGTTCAAGTTGTAGAACGAATTAAAGGTAAACGTGTTTACAGTGATTATCCAGCGTGGCGTACTTTCTATGTGAAAGACCCACGTGGTGACCACACAAGTATTCACGGTGATAAAGTTCGTCAAATCAAATGTAAACGTCTCAAAGACCTCCATAAAGAACGAAAGATAAACGTAGGCAAAACATTTTACGAAAGTGATATGAAGCCTGAAGTTAAGTGTTTGAGTGAGAACTACAACGGCGTAGAATCACCAAAACTTAATACTGCTTTCTTCGATATTGAGACTGACTTTGATGCGACTAAAGGCTTCGCTGACCCTAGTGACCCGTTTATGGCAATCACAGCCATTACGGTTCATTTACAATGGCTTGACTTACTTGTCACACTCGTAATCCCACCAAAGGGTATGCGTGAGGGCGAAGGCTTAGAAGAGGCACAACGCATTTGTTCACAATTCGAAAACACAGAACTATACCTAAGTGAAGCAGATATGCTCAATGACTTCTTAGATGTGATTGAAGATGCTGATGTGTTGACTGGTTGGAACTCTGAAGGTTATGATATTCCATATACTGTTAATCGAATTACTAGAGTACTGAGTAAGTCACATACACGCAAGATGTGTTTGTGGGATTTAGTACCTCAGAAACGTAAGATTGTAAAATATGGTAAAGAACAAGAAACATTTGACTTGTTTGGTAGAATTCACCTCGACTACTTAGAACTCTATCGTAAGTATACTTACCACGAAATGCATTCATATGCACTTGATACGATTGGTGAACATGAAGTAGGTGAACAAAAAGTTGCATATGATGGCACACTCGACCAGTTATATAACAATGACTTCTACAAATTCGTAGCCTATAACAGACAAGACGTTGCACTACTTGATAAGATTGATAAGAAACTAAGATTTATCGAATTAGCAAATGAGATTGCACACGATAATACAGTGAATATCAAAACAACAATGGGTGCTGTTGCTGTTACTGAACAAGCAATCATTAACGAAGCACACAGACGAGGCATGGTTGTTCCTGACAGAAAAAGACGTGAATGGTCAGATGATGATGTTGATTTGAGTGATGAAGAATTACATGACTTAGAAATGCAAAAGGCCGCAGGTGCTTTCGTGGCAGTTCCTAAGAAAGGTTTACAGAAGTGGGTTGCAGGTATTGATATCAACTCTCTTTATCCATCAGTTATTCGTGCAATGAATATGTCGCCAGAAACTATCGCTGGACAACTAAGACCAGATTTGACTGAAAAGATGATTGGTGACCGAATTAAAGAAGGCAGAAAAACTGGTGCTAAAACATATGGGTCTTCTCAAGCATGGGATGAAACGTTTAGTTCAGAAGAGTTTCGTGTTCTAAATGAGAAAGACAAAGCAAGTAGAGTTACGTTAGTACTAGAAGATAGTCCATACGAAGACATGAAAACAACTCAAACAGTATCTGGTGCAGAAGCATATGACTTGATATTCAATAGCGGATTGAACTGGACTGTGACTGCAAATGGCACTATATTCAAACAAGATGTACAAGGTATTGTCCCTAGTTTGTTAGAACGTTGGTATGCAGAACGACAAGTGATGCAACAAAGCAAAAAGAAGGCTATTGCAGATGGTGATAAAGAACAAATCGCTTACTGGGATAAACGACAGTTAGTTAAAAAGATTAACTTGAACTCTCTGTATGGTGCGTTGTTGAACCAAGGTTGTCGTTTCTATGATAAGCGTATTGGTCAGAGTACAACACTTACGGGTCGTTGTATTACTCGACATATGGGTGCGAAAACAAATGAAGTTATCGCAGGTCATTACGACTATAAAGGTCCAGCAGTTATATATGGTGATACAGACTCCATTTACTATTCAATGTATCCCGTGTACCAGCAAGAGATTGATGATGGTTCTATAGAGTGGACTAAAGACAAGGTCTTAGAGTTATATGACGAAGTAGCAAATCAAGTGAATGCTAGTTTTCCAGACTTTATGAAAACGTTCTTTAATGTTCCTAGAAAAGAAGGCGAGATTATCGTTGCTGGTCGTGAGAACTGTGCCACACAAGGTATCTTTATTAAGAAGAAACGATATGCAATGCTTATCTATGATGATGATGGCGAACGCCGTGATATAGATGGCAAACCAGGAAAGATTAAAGCGATGGGTCTTGACCTTAAACGTTCTGATACTCCTGGTTATATGCAAGATTTTCTCAGTGAAGTTCTACTGAAAGTATTGACTGAAGGAACACGTGAAGAAGTCATTAAAATGGTCAAAGAGTTTAAGAAAGAGTTTAGAGCAAAGCCAGGTTGGGAAAAAGGTTCTCAATCTCGTGTGAACAATTTGACTTCATATAAGAACCGTGTGAATGCCGCTAAGAAGGCAATGGCTAAAGATATGAATGCGGGCGGTGATGCATCTAAGAAAGACAAAGTACATCTTCCTGGTCACGTGTCAGCCGCATTGAACTGGAATATGTTACGTGAACTTAACCAAGACAAGTATGCAGTAGAGATTGTAGATGGTATGAAGTGTATCATTTGTAAACTAAAACCAAATACGTTCAAGTTAAAGAGTGTGGCATATCCAATTGATGCTACAAAGATACCACAATGGTTTCAGGATTTGCCATTCGACCACGAGTTAATGGAACAAACGATTGTTGATAAGAAGTTAGACAACTTGATTGGTGTTTTGAATTGGGATATGAGTGATGCAAATGCATCCGAAACTTTTGACAACTTGTTTGATTTATAATGAGCAATACTTACACAGACTTGATTCAGAGACGGGCGAGAAACAAAGAGTCAGATGAATGTTATACACCATCTGACCAAGTTCAACCACTTCTGAAATACATCGATAAAGATAAAACTTATTATGAAGCGACTAGTGGAACATCTAATCTAATCGTAGATGGCTTTAACAACAATGGATATAAGATAGTACCAAGTGAGGGTAAAGACTTTTTCGATTGTGAGCCAGATGATGTGTATGATGGAATTATAACTAATCCACCATATAGTATCAAAGATAAGTTTATAGAACACTGCTATGCCCTAGGTAAACCATTCGCATTGTTATTGCCTGTAACGAGTTTTCAAGGTGGGAAACGAGGTAGAATGTTTATAGAGCATGGTATGTCTACACTTGTATATAATAATCGTGTAGACTTTACAGGAAAGGGTAATCCAACATTTGGTAATGCTTGGTTTATGCATGGGTTTTTACCCCCTAATACGATTTATTGGGTAGATAACCCTAAACAAAGTAAGAAAACCAAGTCAATTATAGGTTGACAAACGGTAATGGAATATGTTATAATTAATGAAATCAATCAGGAGAACTAAACATGCGTGATATTTTAAAAGATATTGTAAAACATACACACTCACTTGGAATTATCCAAGCGGCTAAAGTGACAACAGATGCTGAAGGAACTACAATCGATGCAATGGACGATGACCGTACTGTTGTTTTGCGTGGTAAACTACATTCACCTGTTGCTGAATTCGAAGGTAAGTTTGGTCTAGGTAGACTAGGC